TATTTTAAGATAATGTAAGAGGTATTGTCATGGACAAAGATTGCGATAACAAAGAAGACTATTGTACTTGTGGGAAACTTCATATAGAACATACAGAGGGAGACTGTAACTGCAAATGCTGTAGAGAAGAGAGAGCAGCTAAAGAAAGAAAGTAAAACATGTCGTTGTCAGAAGACCATAAAGAAGAGAAGGATGGCGTCACCCAGCTAACTGCTAGTCAGGAAGAGGCTATACAGGAACAAGAGTTTAAGTACGCTACACTTCTTCAAGTAAGAAATAATCTAAAAGATATAACATCGTCAAAGTGTGAGAGCGACTTCTTAACATTTGTTAAGTTAATGGCACCTACCCTGATATCTGATTGGGAGATGGGTAAGCATATTGAAGTTATATCAGACAAACTGCAGAAGGTAGTAGATGGTAAAATAAAACGCCTTATGGTGTTTCTCCCTCCTCGTAGTAGTAAGTCAGTAATATGTTCTAAGTTATTCCCTGCATGGTACATAGGTAAAAATCCTAACCATGAGATATTGACAGTCAGTCACTCTGATCAACTATCCAGTGACTTTGGTAGATCAGTCAGGGACATAGTAGGAACAGAAGAATTCAGAGATATATTTCCTGAAGTAAACCTTAGACAGGATGTACGGGCAGCAGGTAAGTGGAAGACAAACCTGAATGGCAGCTACTATGCTGCAGGTGTTCGTAGTCAGATCGCGGGTCGTGGCGCACATGTAGCTATTCTTGATGATGCAATGTCAGAAGAAGATAGTTTCTCTGATGCAGGTAGAAGGTATATTAAGCAGTGGTGGCCGTCAGGTTTACGCACACGTATCATGCCTAATGGTGCAATAATTATTATTAATACCCGTTATCATTATGATGATCTTTGCGGGTGGCTCCTGAAGCAGCAAGATAAGTTTGATATAGATACAGATATTCGTTGGGATGTAGTTAGTATACCTGCATGGGTAGATGAAGATTCCAGTAAGTTACTAGGCTTGCCTATAGGAACAAGTTACTTTCCTGAATGGAAAAGTGATGAGATTTTAAAACAAGACGAGATGGAGATAAGGTCTACCAATGGATCAAAGTACTGGGAAAGCCTGTACATGCAGAATCCTACACCAGACGAAGGTAGCTTGATTAAGAAGGATTGGGTTAGCTGGTGGGAGTATGGTGATCCTCCTGGCTGTGATTTTATTCTACAGACATATGATACAGCATTCTCTACAAAAACAACCGCAGACTATTCAGTAATACAAACATGGGGTATATTCTATTTTCATGATGATGATCTTGAAACAGGAGAAGAAAACGTAGCCTCTAATATTATCTTACTGGGAAGTAAAAGAGGCAGATATGAGTATCCTGACTTGAGGAGAATAGCACAAGAAGAATATAAAAGACACAGACCAGATTTTTGTCTTGTAGAAAAGAAGGCTAGTGGGCAGTCTCTGATACAGGATATGCGTAGAAGTGGTCTGCCTGTGCTAGAGTATACTCCTGATAGAGACAAGGTTAGTAGAGTTATCTCTGCATCTCCTATGCTAGAGTCAGGAAGGGTATGGCTACCAGAAGGAAAAGGTTGGTCAACAGAACTTTATGAAGAGATGATAATGTTTCCATATGGTAAACATGATGATCAGGTTGACGCCATGACAATGGCAATACATTATGTAAAAGATAGCTGGCGTTTAGAGCATCCTGATGATCCTGATTGGGAGGATGATCAAGGCTATAGAAGTCAGAAGCGAGTTGCATACTGGCGAGTTTGAGACTATAATTAAAAAATTATTTATTTAGCAAAGGCAACATACAACATGGCAACTGAACGTAATCCCTTTGATCCTATCCCACAAGTTCAAGTTACTCAAATAGAGATTGAGCCAGAGGGAAACACAGAGCAAGAAACTACTATTGAATATGATGATTCTGACGGCGGTGTGATAGTAGAGTTTAAAAACCCAGCAGAAGAATTATTGTCTGATGAACAGATAGAAGAAACTGATGATGAGTTTTATAGAAACTTAGCAGATGAAATAGATGATGATGTTCTTCAAGATATCTCTCAAGAAGTTTATGATAACTTTGTAGCAGACAAAGATAGTCGTGGTGAATGGGAGAGTATGTTTGAGCGTGGCTTTGATCTTCTTGGTTTGAAGTTAGAAGAAACCTCGGAACCTTTTGAGGGAGCATGTACAGCAGTACATCCTGTTCTTATTGAGTCAGCAGTCAAGTTTCAGTCTAAAGCTACACAAGAATTATTTCCTGCTAGTGGACCTGTTAAGTCTCAGATCATAGGAAATGTATCTGAAGAGAAAGAAGATCAGGCACAACGTGTAGAAGAGTTTATGAACTATCAGGTTACTGACCAGATGTCAGAATACTTTGATGAGTTTGAACGTATGCTTTTTCATCTACCTCTGATAGGTTCTGCCTTCAAGAAAATCTACTTTGATTCAGGTTTAAATCGTCCTGTATCTGAGTTTGTCCCTATAGATCAGTTCTATGTCTCTTATTATGCTACAGACTTACGTCGAGCAGATAGGTATACACATGTAATTTACCGCTCTCCAGTAGAGATGCGTAGAGATATTGCTGCAGGTATGTACGGAGACGTAGAATTACCTGAAGCTTCTGCGCCAGAAAGCAGTGCTATGTCTCAAAAGATGGATAACATTATGGGTTTATCCCCATCGGGAGACAATGATCCACAATATGTACTGCTAGAGCAGCACTGTTACCTAGACTTAGAAGGCTTTGAAGACGAAGAAGATATTGCTCTTCCCTATATTGTCACCATAGAAGAGAAAAGCAGGAATATTCTGGCTATTCGTAGGAACTATGATAAAGATGATCCGCGAAAAGAAAAGAAAATCTTCTTCACACACTATCGTTTTGTCCCTGGATTCGGTTTTTATGGTCTAGGTCTAATACATTTCCTGGGTAATCTTACTATGACAGCGACTGCAGCTATGCGTAGCCTAGTAGATGCTGGTCAGTTTGCTAACTTACCTGGAGGTTTCAAAGCAAAAGGTATGCGTATTGTAGGGGATAATGATCCTATATCTCCTGGTGAGTTTAAAGAAGTAGAAGCTACAGGTAATGATATCTCTAAGATGATTATTAACCTGCCTTACAAAGAACCTTCTCAAACACTTCTACAGATGCTCAACTTTGTAACTGCTACAGCACAGAAGTTTGCAGATAGTACAGAACAAGTTATAGCTGATGGTGTAAACTATGGTCCTGTAGGAACTACAATGGCTTTGTTAGAAGCCAGTAGTAAGTTCTTCAGTGCTATCCATAAGCGTTTGCATAAATCTCAGAAAGAAGAATTTAAACTCTTAGGAAGAATTAACTATGAGTATCTTCCTTCAGAGTCTATGTGTGATATTCCTAATGGTACATTAAAAATATATCGTGATGACTTCGATGGCAGGATTGATATTATTCCTGTGTCTGATCCTAATATACCTTCCTCTGCTCATCGCATGATGATGGCACAACTTGCACTACAACTCTCTCAGTCATCGCCTCCAGGCATGTTTGACATTGAAGAGCTAAATAAAACAATTCTTAATGCAGCGAATATTCCTAATCTAGATAAGATTATGCCGAGCAAACCAAAACCTGTTCCGCTTGATCCTGTAAGTGATATTGCTGCAGCAGTTAAAGGAATGCCTATCAGAGCATTTACTGGTCAAAACCATGATGCTCACATTCAAGTTAAAACTATATACCTACAAGACCCTGCTAATGGCGCTAATCCGTTAATGCAACGGATAGCTCCAATTTTAGAAGCAAATATGCAGGAACATCTTATGCTGAAATACCAGGAACAAATTACTGGTATAACAGAAGAGATGATTTCTACATATGGTAATGATGCAGAACAGCAGGGCATTGATCCTAATAATCCTGATCTTATTGAAGCAGTTATGGCTACTGCTGCTCAACAAGTTTTCCAAGCTAATCAAGCTGCCGCTATGCAACAACAGGCAATGTCTCCTGAAGCGCAGCTTGTTCAGATCGAAGCACAGAAGCTTGGTATTGAGCAGCAAAAAATTCAGGCACAAGCAGCTAAAGAGGTAGTTAACTCTACTAATAAGCAGCGTGAACTTGATCTTAAAGAGCTACAAATTCAATTGGATATGTTCAAAGAAGGTGCTAGTATCACAGCTAAAGCAGAAGATTCTGAGCGTGATAGGGAATCTAAGAAAGCTATTGCGGCTATGGAAGCGTTGCTTGAATTAGCAGATACTGAAGCAAACATTGACAGAGACAAAACTCTTAAAGCAGCAGATATGTTAGGTAAGTTTATCTCTGATACTGATAAAGGATAGTAATGGAATTTTGGGACGAGTTAAATTTAAAGTATAAAGAAAAGATAGAAGAAACAAAAAAATCTCTTGCGTATGGAAACGCTTCTAGTTACGATGAGTATCGTCAAGCAGTAGGTCTGATAGAAGGTATTGAGTTTGCACAGGACTTACTAAAACATATAGTTAAACATCGAATATATGAGGAAGAAGATTAATGCAATCCGTACAACTAGAGAAGTCAATTAATAATTCAGACTGGGTAAATCCAGATAATAGTTTAATTGATGTAAATGATTTGCCAGGTATTCCTGGTTATCACGTTTTAGTTCAACCAGTAATAGTTAAAGAAAAAACTAAAGGTGGTATTATTATCCCTGAAAAATTACAGGATGATATAGCATACCTTACAACTGTAGGTAGAGTACTAAAACTAGGTGATCTAGCATATGGGGATGAAGATAAGTTTCCGCTAGGAAAATGGTGTGCCACAGGTGACTATGTTTGTTATGGAAAGTTTAGCGGACAAAAACTTGTATATAAAGGTCTTAAACTACTTCTCTTGTTTGATGACCAAATAATTATGAAAGTACAAAGTCCAGAATTACTAGACCCAACTTTTAATCTTTCAAATTAATTTGTGTATTTATATTTAATAATATAAAATATAGTAACGGCGTAGGATAAACCTTAATTCGTTAGGTTCGCCTCTAGCGGTATGTAAAGGAAAAAGAATGAGTGAGAATCAAGAAGAGTGGTCAACCATTAAGGTTGATGGTGTAGAAAAACAAGAAGCTGTTCAGTTTGAAGTAGAAGGTCAAGAAGCAAATGAAGAACCTGTTCAAGCTGTTGTAGAAGAAAAAGCTGAAAAAGTAGTAGCTGCACAGCCTGAAGAAGCTGAAGACAAAGAACAGCCTGTAAAAGAATTAGAAGGTATTGAGACTAAAGGCGCAGAGAAACGTATCCGCCAGTTAATTCGTCAACGTAAAGAACGTGATGAAAAACTAGAAAAAATGGAAGAGCGTCTTGGCACACTTCAACAACAACTAAATTATAAAGAAGAACAATTATCTACTTCTTTAAAAAGTTCTATAGATAATAGTGAGTCTCAATTAAATAATAATCTAGAAGCTGCTAAGAGTATCTATAAACAAGCTATAGAAAATAGTGACGTAGATGCTCAACTTATAGCACAAGAAAGTATTAGTAAAGCACACGCTGAACTTAGTCAGATAACTAATCAACGTACAGCATTAGAAAATTATACTACACAGACAGAGCAACAACAGGTAAGTCAGCCACAACAACAACCTACTAAATATGATCCAAAAGCTGTTGATTGGGCAGCTAAGAATGATTGGTTTGGTAAAGATCAAATAATGACTACCGCTGCTTTGTCTATAGATCAAGAACTAAAAGATGAAGGATACGATCCTTCTGATAATGATTTTTATGAGGAAATCGACAGTAGACTACACAGTCGTTATCCTCAAAGGTTTCAGGACACTTCTACCCAAGAATCTGAAACACCTCGTTTGCAGGATACGTCATCAAATTCTGCTCAAGTAGTAGCTGGTGCATCACGCACACCTAAAACCTCTAAGGGTAATAAAGTTAAACTAACACAAGAAGACGTTCGTTTAGCTAATAAGTGGGGGATATCACTTGAACAATATGCTGCTGAGAAGCTTAAAGTTGAAAAAGCTGAAGGCGACTACACAAGCATTTTTAACTAGGCGTGGAAGGAAAAATTACAATGACACGAGATACAAACTCACGTAGTACAAGCACAAGGGAAGCTAAACCTCGTAGGACTTTTGAAGAACCTAACTGGTTAGATATTCCACCAACTGCTATAGAACGATTCAAGAACGAAGGCATGTCTTTGCGCTGGATTCGTATGACTATTAAAGGTAATGACGATATTCAAAATATGAGTAAGCGTCAGGCAGAAGGTTGGGAAATAGTTCAATCCGAGGAAGTTCCCGAAATGTTACACTCCTCTGTCGTGAGAGAGGAAGGACGATATTCAGGAGCAGTCTGTCGTGGAGACTTGGCTTTGGCAAAAATGCCATCTGACCTAGCTGAATCCCGTCAAGAATTTTATGAGCAAAAAAGTAGGGAAGCGGTAGGCGCTGTGAACGCACAATTAATGCGTAACTCAGATTCACGTATGCCAATTTCAAATACTAGTCGCTCAAGGGTAACTACAGGAAAGCAACCCTCTTTTCAAGAGTAACTTTTCTGTTTGTCATCGTAACTTTAAAACAAGGAAAGGAATAGTGTAATGACTGATACAAAAGCACTAAACGGCCTTAGTCCTTCTCGCAAACGTGG